CAATTCTGGACGACGAACTAAACTACCGGCTGTTTTAGCCGGAGGGAGAGGAGGAAACCTGATGGACATTGAGAAACCAAACTGCATTGGATGCCATCACATACACCCAGACAACGGAAATTGTACGGCAGTTGGAGGATTTTGTACCGCTGTTCCGGCGGCACATTGCCCGCTCATCCCAGAGCTGCGGGACGAGCTGGAGCAGGTGAAGCGGGAGCGACATGGGCGGTGGTTTTTCAAGTATCCGAATGGCTGGGCCTGTTCCAGATGTGGTGAATGGGGCTTGATGATTGACAACCGGGGTATTTATAAATCAAGCTACTGCCCCAACTGTGGCGCTCGCATGGACAAGGAGGACGAGCATGAGGCTGGGTGATGTAGACAAACTGCTTTACCATAAGAGAAAGGTTATGTTTTTTGGATTGGACCCAGATGATGAGTGCTGGGGGTTCGCTGTGCCTGTGGAAGAAATTGATAAGGCTCCCACTATTGATGCCGTTCCTGTGGTCAAGAGACCGGTTCCGGGATATGAGGGGTATTATGAAGTGGACAATCTTGGAAGAGTGTTTAGTGTTGACAGAATTATTCATGTAAATGACAATGGGAGAATTTATGATAAGCCAGTACATGGGGTAGTATTAAAACAAACAAATCATTCCAGAGGGTATAAAACAGTCCCGTTAACGAAAAACGGGAAGACAAAACAGGAATATGTCCACCGCATTGTTGCCTCTGCATTTATTCCAAACCCGGACAATCTTCCGGCAGTAAACCACAAAGATGAAGACAAAACAAATAATTTTGTTGAAAATTTGGAATGGTGCACAGTTGCATATAACAACAATTATGGGGGAAAAACCAAGAAGCAAGCGGAAAAAATTAGAGGGGTATCGCATAACGAAGCCCACCGGGAAAAAATATCAAGTTCGTTAAAACAGTATTATAAGACACATATTTCTGCAAGTATTGGTAGAGCAAGCGAGAAAAGGAAGCCAATTTTTCAGTTTGATTTAGATGGGAATTTTATAAGAGAATATTCGTCTGTTCATGAAGCATCTAGCGGAATTATTTCACGAAGAAGAAATATAACAGCAGTCTGTAACGGGAAAAGAAAAAGTGCCTATGGCTATATTTGGCGTTGGGGCCAGCGAAAGGAGGACGGCCATGATAAATACCCATCCGACCCGGTGTAATATCTGCGGCGGGCCTGTCACTTATGGCTCTAATGCCCGTGTCTATGGCCGGGAGTACGGAAGCGGCTATTGTTATCTCTGTGAGCGGTGTAGGGCCTATGTGGGGACGCATAAGCCCCGTCCACGGGAAGCCCTTGGACTGTTGGCAGACGAGCCGATGCGGACAGGAAAGAAGATGTGCCACGCTATCTTTGATAGTTTCTGGAAGGGGAAGCCGAAAGCGGGAAAGAAGCGGCATGATCTGTATGGATGGCTGGCCCACGAGATGGAGATACCAGTTGAGGACTGCCATTTCGGCTACTTCGACATCGGCCAGCTTAGGCGGGCGTACATCATCTTGAGAGGCGTACAGCACAAGCAGATGAAGTATGATAACTGCGGGAGAATCCATTTTGAGGAGGACTATCATGACTGAATTGTGGCTTGGCTATGTGGCCGGTGCGCTGACCTTCGGCTGGCTGCTGCCGTGGATCGGGAGGAAGATCAAATGAAGTTTCGGGATAAGAACGGCGAAGTATTTGAAACTCATTGTGACATGTGTGGGGCTGGAAGTTCTGGCTGTAAGCTAGTTTGGAAAAATGTCTTATGCAGACTATTGAAAGAAAATCCCCACGAAGCCGCCCACCTGATGGGGCTCGAGGTGGTGGAGGATTCTAAAGGGGTCGAAATCGACCAGTTTAAAAAGGAGGCCAACATGGACAAGCCGAGAATTTGCCAGGTGCTGGGGGTTGAGCCGAAAGAGAAGTTTGACGCTGGCTCATACAAGGATGCCTATGTAGATTTGTATGGAACCATACGAACGAATATCGGTACGCTGATGGATGCTGACCAAGTGTGCAATATTATCAACCACCCCGACCGCATCATCCGCAAACCCCGCTTCACCCAGCAGGAGGTGGAATTTGCGAGACTGTTCAATGCTGCTTGCAAGAATGTTGTATGGATACAAAGAAATGATGAAAAAACGCTCGTATGGGTAGTGGAATACAGCAACGAGGAATACAGGCTGCCATTCAGGCTGTTTCCGAGCATCCAGCCCGGACAGTCCTACACCCTTGACGAGATCATCGGAGGTGCGGAATGAAAGAGCCGTGCAATAGTTGTCGTATAGCAAAAGATTGTTTGTCATCAGGATATATCAACGGGCCATGCGTAGATTTTAAGCCAATCGAAAAAGATGACCAGCAGGCCAAAGCTGATGCGGGCAAGCCTCGCCCCACTCTGGTTCCTGTATCTCTGATCGATGCTGTGACAGCGGTCCGCATGTACGGGAACGAAAAGTATCACGACCCGGAGAACTGGCGGCAGGTGGAGCCGCAGCGTTACCGGGATGCGCTCTACCGGCACTGGCTAGCCTATCTCAAGGGGGAGAAGTGCGATCAGGAGAGCGGCCTTCCACACCTGTGGCATTTGGCTACAAACGCGGCGTTTTTGATTGAGATGGAGGGCTCCATCCACGACTGGGAGGGCGGACAGTGAAAGAGTACAAACTGCAAGTCCCTGATGATACGGTTGGCATATCAATCACGATTTTTCGACAGACGAAAAATAAGAAGCTGTTTTCTAGAAGTTTTAATGTCGAATCTGCTTTAGAGACTTACATCCTTGACCTGATAGACTGGGAGGGCGGACAGGATGGTCGAAATCTGTAACGAGGAGAAAACCTGCGTCTACTGGCGAGGTATCAATAATTCCAAGGATGCGCCCTTTTGCAACCATCTATTAGATACCGGATGCCGTAGAGTGGGGGACGTGGACCACTGTGAATCCAAGGAAATAGGAAAGCGGAGAAAAAGAGTATCCTTTGACTGCCCAATGGAGCAACAGGGACTATAAGGATGGTGGTAGGATGGATGAGTTTCCAGAGCGGCTAAGAAGGTTAAGGGAGTCTATGAGACCGGTCAGGAGCATGACGGTTACATCACAGCTAATGGGGTTAAGCCCTGATGCATTACGAAAATATGAGAGAGGGGAAGTGGAGCCAAAAATGACAGCCCTAAAGCTGATTGCGGCATATTATCACATTAGCCTCGATGAACTCTGTAAAATGGAGGAAGAGTAAGCCCTAAACTTTCATAATCTCATAGAAAATATTGCGAATTCATAAAGTTTTATGAGTGAGCAGAAATATGTATGCGACAATGGGAGTGTGGGAGCGTATGCCCCTGCGCTCCCATTCGCTTCTTCTATTTCCTCCTCAACCCCGGTGCTTGCCGGGGTACATACGCCGCACGGCAGAACCAGCCCAAGAATCCGGGCCGGAGGGCATCGCCCTCCATGCGGCAACATCGCCCTTTACGGGCATTAGACAATGCGCTCCAAAGGCCAAGGAGCTGACTGTGGAAAGACACTATACTGGCGAATCGGGGCCGCGTATCTTGCCAGTGAAATCACCAGCGGCCTGCCAGTAAGCCATAGCTGGCCGACTCCGGGTAGAATGGCAGCCTTTGAGAGTCAAAAACGCGCTATCCCGCTGAAAACTGCCCGACGTGGTGTGACAATTAAGCGGGAAAGCGCACATACGCCGCTCCTCGCCGCATGAGGCGGGCGGTGGCACCAGGACGCAAGTCCTTACAGAATTTCTTGGCGAAAGGCAAGTGAGCAAAGCCGAAAACTCACAACATACCCCAGAAGGGGTATATATGCCGTGCCTCGTTGCGAGAGATGGGGGCGGATTTGTATGACAGGAAGGTGGTGTTATGGCTGCACGGCTGACGGATAAGCAGAAAAAGAAAATTATTGCTGACTATGTACAGTTGGGCAGTTATAACGCAACAGCAAAAGTAAATGGCGTTTCTCTTAACACGGTGAAGAAAATTGTGCAAGGAAATGCAGATATTGCAGAAATGTGCAATCAGAAAAAAGACGAGAACACCGCCGACATTCTGGCGTATATGGACAGTCAAAAGGGAGTTGTCTGCGAGATTATCGGAAAAGGGCTGGCCGCCCTGAACGACCCGGAGAAGCTGGCGGAGGCCAGTCCAGCGCAGATTACCACTGCACTGGGAACGCTGATTGACAAATTTACAGCGAATACGGAGCACAGACAAGAGATTCACCCGTTACTGCGTGATATGTACGAATCGAGGAAATAATGAGCCTTTCCGCAAAGCAAATAGATTTTCTGAATCGCCCATTTGACCGGACGTTGGATGTGGCGGAGGGAACGCCCAGAAGCGGCAAGACCACGGCCTGCATCCTGCGGTTCTATGACTTCTTGAACATCTCCAAGGACAGCAATTTCCTGGTGGTCGGCGCATCACAGCAGCAGGCGTTTCGGTTGGTCATGGATGGTGATGGAAATGGCCTGATCCACTTGTTTGGAAGGCAAGCGAACTTGAAGCATGATGACCATGGGGACCACCTAGAGGCTCTAACCTGTTCCGGCGTAAAGAAGATCTATTACAAGGGCGGAGCCAAGGCGGACAGCGACAAGACCATCCGTGGCTTATCCTTGGGCGGGGTGTACTTCTGCGAGATTGACATCCTGCACATGAACATGATTCAGGAGTGCTTCCGCCGGACGTATGCCGCCCATATCCGTTGGCATTTGGCCGACCTGAACCCGCCAGCACCCATGCACCCGGTCATCACAGATGTGTTCAATGTGCAGGACACCCGCTGGACACATTGGACGGTGGATGACAACCCGATTATCACACCGGAGCGGAAGGAAGAGTTACGCCGGACGCTGGAGAGAAATCCATATCTCTATCAGCGGGACTGGCTGGGAGAACGGTGTATCCCCCAGGGTGTGATTTACTCCATGTTTGATCCGACTAAGCACATCCTGACCCGGCTGCCGAACGATGCCCGCCCTATTGAGATGTACTTTGCCGGAGACGGCGGCCTGACGGATGCCACAAGCGTGTCCTGTAACCTGGTCTGCCGCACAAAGAAGGGGATGGCGCTATACCGTGTGGCAAACTGGTACTACGACGGCGGGAACAAGGCTATGAGCGTACAGGCAAGAGAACTAGCCGGAACATTTGCGCCATATTGCCGCAACCGCTGGAATATGCGGGAAGACGCATGGTATATTGACCCGGCCTGTAAGGCGTTACGAAAGGAACTGGAACTTTATGGAATCGACGCACTAAACGCGGACAATAATGCACACGATATCCGCGGGAGTACCAAGGGAATCAAGGTCGGGATAGAGTACACACAAAATATGATTCAGGACGGATGTTTCTTTCTAGTGGAAGATGAAACATATGGACACATAGATTTTTTGAAAGAGATCGGTATGTACTGCGTGGACGAGCACGGGAATCCAGTAGACGCATACAATCACGCTATGGACGAGCTACGGTACTCCATAAATCACTTTGTCAAGCAGTATATGTATTGAGGGGGTGTACCCTACGGGATTTGTGAAGAACATTTTGCTTTATCTGGCCCAGAAGGTCGGGCTGGAGTTGCAAGATAAGCCAATATACCGGGATGATTACAGCGATATGTCAAATATCTCCGTAACAGCGGTTGTGGCAAACAAAGTGGCGACCCTGGCTATGCAGGACAGCACTATCACAATTGAGGGGGATAGTGCCAGAGCGAAATTTATTCAGAATTTTTTGGACTACTACCTGGGAGACAGAATGGATGTGGCCGCTGAGGTAGCTCTGGGAACTGGGGATTGCATTGTTAAGCCATATACCGATGGCAAGCGCCTGGGCGTAGATATCGTGAGGAATGGAGACTTCGCTGTATGCGAGTCCATCGGGAATGATATCCTGTCCTGTATTTTGAAGGTCGGAGAAATCAAAAATGAGTCCGGGTTATATCAGCGATATGAGATTCAGATGGTTAAGGAGGCACAGACTGAGAGTGGGCAGGAAACCAGCGCGCTTATCATCCGTAACGTAGCCTTTAAGGGAGCGAACGAGATTCGGTTGGACCAAGTGCCAGCCTGGAAGGACATCCCAGAGGAACAGATCATCCCAAATGTGGACCGCCCGCTGTTTGGCCGCTATAAGTCGCCTGCGGTCAACCGGGCGGACGTGAACGGCATAAACGGCGTGAAGATTACAGCCGGTGTGGACGGCCCTATGGCAAAGGCGGTGGAGGCGTATGAGCGTTTCAACCGGGAGTACAGCGCCAAGGAGACTATGATCTTTGCCGACAAGACTCTTTTGGTGAAGGATGAAAACGGAAATGTAGTGCTACCACAGGAAAAACGGCGTTTCTTTCAGATGATGAGAGGTGTCGGAGATAATGCCAACCCCGGCAAACTGATCCAAGAGTTTTCTCCAGAGATACGGGGTTCAGACCTGGAGGTCGGAATTACAGTCAACAACAAGATGGTGGAGCTCCTATGTGGCCTGTCTCCCGGAATACTGACGCCGCCGACTACCTCCTACGCCACCGCCACTGAAATGCGGGCGGCGCTTAACTCGACATTTGCGGTTATCACCAAGTTCCGCCGGGCACTGGAACGAGGGACAGACGATCTGCTCCACGCTGTGGACGTGATTGCCAATTATAATAATCTGGCCCCGATTGGACTATGGGAGACGCATTATGATTGGTCCGCTTCTTATATCGAACAACTGAATGAGCACTTCAATCAGCTTACGGTTGCGGAGGGAATCGGCGCTGTAGATAAGGCGGAGGTTCGTGCCTGGATGATGGATGAGGATTATGAGACGGCCAAGGCCCGCGTGGAGGAGATTGCCGAAGAAGCCGGAAGCCAGTACATACAGGAGGCGGCAATTCAGCCGATCATAAATGAGCCGACTGATGAATGAGTCCTGGCTGGAGGGCTTGCCGGACAACATCGTGGAAAACCTAGAGAGCCTGAACAACTATGTTGTTCAACGTATCTGTGAGCGAATCCGTAAAATTGGAGATATCGGCGCGGCGGACGCTCACCGCCTGAAAACAGCCATCGAATATGCTGGGGCGGACCTCAAGGCCATTGAGAAAGAAGTTGCCCGTATTATGGGTGTGAACCAGCAGGAAGTGGAAAGGCTGTTCGAGGAGGTGGCAAAAGAGAATGTAGAGTTTTCCAACACCTATTACAGAGCAAGGAAAATGGATGCGCTCCAGAGCTACGCCGCCAGGTCGGTACTGTCCTCCTTTGTGGACGCCGCAAAGCGTCAGGCTATGGACGGTACAGCCAATATCTCCAACACCTACATGATTGGATTCAGGCGTGGAAAGCAGACCATCCCATTGCGGGAATACTACATCTCCGCTATTGACCGGGCGATTACCTATGTGCAGACCGGCGTTGTGGATTATCAGAGCGCAATGCGCTCAACAGTCAAGGAGATGGCCCGAAGCGGCCTGCGCCGGGTGACTTGGGAAAGCGGATATTCCCGCCGCTTGGATTCCTCCGCCCGCATGAATATCCTGGAGGGTGTTCGGCGGCTCAACAGTCAAATGATGGAGGAGACCGGACGAGAGTTTGGAGCCGATGGTGTGGAGATCTCCGCCCACGGTCTCTGCGCCCCCGACCACCGCCACATCCAGGGACGGCAGTTCTCCAATGAGGAGTGGGAGCGCATCAATCGCAGTCTTGACCGCCCTTTGGGGACGCTGAATTGCCAGCACTTCGCCACGCCCATCGTACTGGGGGTTTCTAAGTCAGTCTACAGCCGGAAGGAGCTGGCGGACATCAACCGACGATCCTCAGAAAAGATCGAGTACAAGGGGCAGAAGATGAGCCGCTACGAGGCCAGCCAGAGACAAAGGCAGATGGAGACTGCGATCCGCTATGCAAAAGACGAGAGGGATGCCATGATAGCCGCAGGTGACAAGCTGGGGGCCACACAGGCCCGTAAGAAGTCAGCGGCACTGAGCGCAGAGTACAAACGGTTTTGTGAGCAGGCAGGGCTTACGCCCAGGCCGGAAAGGACAAGATCTATAACAGGACCGACGGTGCAGAAAATATGATTGACGAAACTATAAAAGCGAAGATCAAGGCTATTCTTGCTAAGGGTGACCGCGTTGAGTTGATTCCCGTGAAAAATGGTGTTAAAATTATACATATCAAGCGGGAGGAAGTGAAGCTGTGAATAATTATATATGTCATAAATGCGGTGGACTTTTGGGGTATAGAACAACTTTTGTTGGTGGATCAGACATGCCCTATACAGAAAACGAAATGTATTGTGATCGATGTGGTATTCATCTTAAAGGCGATGCTGTTCCACGAGAGAAAACAGAGGATGAATTGGAACGGCTATATCAAGAATTGAATAATAACTAAATATTGCTCCCGCCTCTAAGCGTTGAGGCGGAAGACCCGAGCGTGGGTAACTACTGAGATTTTCTTGGTAGTTGCCCACGTTTTTTCTTTTGGTAAAACCCGCATTTGCGGATTTTATACAACATTTGACCGACCCGAAGTCGAGAAACTACGGGGCCACAGTGGATGCGACCCACGAGAAAAAAGCGAAGTGGTAGAGGAGAAGATTATGACCAGAGAAGAGATCAAAGCAATTTTGAAGGACATTTCGGACGAACAGGTAAACAGCATTTTGGACTTAAACAGCCGTGACATTGGAAAAGTGAAGGGAAAGACGGAGGACCAAAAGACCGAATTGGAAAATCTCCGAAGACAACTTGCCGAAAAGGACGAGACCATCGCCAACTTGGAAAAGGCCAAGGGCGATGCCGCCGCTATTCAGGCGGAGCTTGACAAGTACAAGCAGGCCGAAGCGGATCGAGCCAAGGCGGAGAAGGAAGCGCAGGTGGACGCCATCCTCACACAGACCGCAGAGAGCGCCCTCGAGGGCCGGGAGTTTGTCAACGAGTATACACGCACCCATTTTTTGGGGGAGTTGAAAAAGGCCATCCAAGACCCAGCAAACAAAGGCAAAAAGCCCACTGACCTATTTTCCGACATGACCAAAGACGTGGACGGCATTTTCAAGAACCCACAGCATGAACCGTTGAAGATCGCCGGAGTTACCAAAACCGACACCAGCGGCAATATGACTAAGGACCAGATCATGAGTATTAAAGATGCCTCAGAGCGTCAGGCCGCTATTGCCGAACATTTAGACCTGTTTAGAAAGGATTGATAAAGATTATGGCAGCAAAAGATAATTTGACCAAATCGTCCGACATCCAGTCTACCGCGCGTGTCATTGACTTTGTGACCCGCTTTGCCCGCAACTGGGAGCACCTGCGGGAGATCCTGGGCATCATGCGCCCTATCCGCAAAGAGCCCGGCGCTATTCTAAAGAGTAAGACTGCTTCTGTTACCCTTCAGAGCGGAAACGTGGGAGAGGGCGAGGAAATTCCTTACTCTAAGGCCACAGTCATTGAGACCCCCTACGAAGAGATGACTGTGGAGAAGTATGCCAAGGCTGTTTCCATCGAGGCCATTAAGACCTATGGCTATGACGTGGCCGTTGGCATGACGGACGACGCATTCCTGTATGAATTGCAGGACAACGTGACCCGCCGCTTCTACGCCTACTTGAACACCGGCAAACTTGCCAGCTCTGAAACCACCTGGCAAAGAGCCCTCGCCATGTCCAAGGGCCTGGTCATCAATAAGTTTAAGCAGATCCACCGGACCGTCACCAATGTAGTGGGATTTGCCAATGTCTTGGACCTCTACGACTATCTGGGCGACGCCAATATCACCGTCCAGACAGCTTTCGGCTTCCAGTATGTGCAGAACTTCATGGGCTTCTCCACTGTGTTCCTGCTGTCTGACGAGGAGATTCCCCGCGGACGAGTGATTGCCACCCCCGTGGAAAATATTGTTCTGTATTATGTGGACCCGTCTACCAGTGACTTTGCAAGGGCTGGTCTGGTCTATACCACGGACGGTGAGACGAATCTAATCGGCTTCCATGTGGAGGGCAACTACCACACTGCCGTGTCCGAGAGCTTTGCCATCATGGGCATGACCCTGTTTGCGGAGTATTTGGATGGTATTGCGGTTATTGATGTGGACAGCACTCCCACCCTGGGGACGCTGACGGTGCAGAGTGCGGCGGGAACCGCATCCGGCGATACCAAGCTGACAGTTACTCCCATAAAGGAGTCCCCCACCAACGTGTATAAGTACAAAACTGATCCCTCTACGGCTCCGGTAGTTACTTACGGTCAGAGTGTGCGGAACTGGACTACTTGGGACGGCGTGTCTGACATTACCGCCACCACCGGCCATAAGATCACCGTTGTGGAAGCTGACAGCACCTATAAGGCCCAGAATGCCGGTAACGCTACTGTGACGGCCAAGACCTAAAAGAAGGAGGGGGAAGGCTTGATGTGTGGCTATATCACATACGAACAGTATAAAGCCCTTGGCGGGACGGCCAGCTCGTCGGCCTTCCCCCGCTTGGAGCAACTGGCGAGAAAAAAGCTGGATTACTGGACGCGGGGACGGATCACAGGGCCAGACGATGATATCCGCCTATGTATGGTGCTCATTATCGACGCTATGGAAAGAATCAAGAGCGGCTTTGTTAATGTAGCCAGTACCAGCAACGACGGCCTGACTGTCAACTATGCCTCTGCCCGGACGGAGGAGCAGATGATGGGCTCCGTATATGACCAAATCGTGGAGATACTTCCCGTTGAGTTGGTTAGCCTGGAGGTTGGGATATGACGCCGCTGTTTTGTGAGACGATCACGCTTCTGAACCGGAGAGCAGCAGAGGACAGCCCGGACGGCCTGGACGCATGGAAAAAGACCGTTCTGACCGGTTGCGTGTTTGTCCGAACCACCGTGAGGAGCGTGTCGGGCGCTGATGTGTCGCTGGGGCAGACGGTTACGGTCCGTATCCCGGAATCGCCGGATTACCACCCATACCAGGAGTGGAAAGGCGACATGACCGGCTTTACAGCCTCTGTTGGCGACATCGTGGTACATGGGAAGGTAGCGGAGAATGTGACCCCGGACAATGTGCGGGCGGTGGCGGGACGATACGAGTTCATGACCGTCCGTTCCGTCCGGGACAACACAAGGCTTCCATTGGGACACATCCACCTGGAGGGCGTATGAATATCAGTGTTGAGATTTTCAACCCGAAGAAAACGTTCAAACGGATATTTTCAGATGATGTCAGGAAATATGCCCATACTCGACTGCATGCCTATTGCTCACAATATGTTCCAGGTGGAAGTGAGGGGAAGCTCAATATAAACATAGATATCACAAAAGATTTCGTACATTACAAATCTCCCTATGCTCACTATCAATGGGAGGGGGAGTTGTACCTCGCTAAAAACGGAAGCAGCTACGCAAAGAAAAATGAATCGAAATATCCATCCGGGAAGCCGTTAGAATACCATACGCCAGGAACGACCTCCCACTGGGAGCGGGCCGCCATGACTGCAAAGGGCGACAGACTAGCGGAGGATATTGAAACCTATATCAAGAGGAAGTGATTTTATGGCGAACAAAAATAAAGAAATTCTAGAATTTCTGGAGAAATGCCCCGCCGTGAAGTCCTTCCTCTATTTCAACAGCGCCACAGATAAGGCGGGGCGTGTCAGCGTTGAAACGGTGTACAGCGACGTGTGGGAGAAGCGGTTCATTCGGGACGTGGGGATCAAGGTCTATGAGTTCGCCGTTGTACAGATGCTGCCCCAGGACCAAGGCACAAGCGAAGTCAACGCAGAGCAGGCGCAGAGCGTTCAGGACTTTATGGACTGGATCGATGAGCAGAACAGATCACGAAACTTCCCTAAATTCCAGGGATGTAAGGTGCTAAGTATTGAAAATCTACAAAATATGCCGAATCTGGCCGGGGTGAATGAGGCGGGCACCGTCGCCCGCTATATGTTCCAGGTCAGGGTTAGGTATTATACAGAAGGAGTGAAAGCATGAAAGTATCTGAATTAATGGCCGGATATACTCCGAATGATGAATTTGCTGGCTTTGCTACCAACGATGATTGGGTATTGGCAGTCGGGATTGGAGAGGAGGCCACCACGGAGAAGGACTACACCGTTGTGCAGATGGGCATTGCTGGTCTGGACCCACAGATGAACCCCGTTACCCAGGACAAGCAGTATATCCGAACGGGACTGTCCACCTCCAAGACTGGCACACAGCGCACCTTTGCCATCACCGGCGACCGCTACATTGGCGACGCTTTCCAGGACTACTGCTTTGGCCTGGATATCGCTCATGGAGTAGGCCAGAAGGTCGTTGTACCCTATGTTTATTTCTCTCTGCTGACTGGTAAGGGAGAGAAGGGCACCGTTTCCATCATCGTTAATTCTGATGGCGGCGGAAATGCTGGCGAAAACTCCGCTATTTCCGTAGACCTTCGGAGCGTTGGAACTGCCCCCACAGAGTATACATATTCTGCTGTCTAAGGAGAGAACAACATGAATTACAAAGTTACCATCCAAGGAAAGACCTATGAGTTGCCCGCTAGAACATTGTCCGTGGATGATAAGATCGAATCTGTGGCAAAAATCGATCAGGAGTACCGTAGTGGGGAGATCACCCGCCGGGAGGCAGTCCAGCGGCTCCATATGTTCGTTTTGGATCTCGCTCCCGGCTCTTTGCCCGGCGTGGAAGAGGTAGATACAAACGAATTGATGAAGGCGTGTGAGGACATCATTGCGGCTTATGACGCACCCGCACGGAAAGCAAGAATGGAAGCGAAGCTGGCGGAAGCAAGGGAAGCGCTGAACCGACCGGAGGTACAGAAGCTGCTCACCCTACAGAATCTGAAAAAATGAGCCTGTACAGGGAACCGCCGGAAACAATCACCATTGACGGAGTCTTATACCCTGTGGATACAGATTTCCGGCGCTGGATCGAATTTCAAGGGATCTTGCTGGCAAAAGAAGAGGACGGAAGGAAAGCGGAACGGCTCTGTGAGTTCATGACTTCTCTGGGCCTTCCGCCCTCCAATGACACACTGGAGTCCATGCTGGAGTTCTATTCTGCAGCCTCGCAAGAGAAATCGGCTCCAGGAAAGAAACATCCACAGGCATTTGACTTTGAGCAGGACAGCGAGTTTATTTTCTCCGCTTTTTGGGAGTGCTATGGGATAGATTTAAGCACAGCAAAATTGCATTGGTGGCGGTTCAAAGCGCTGTTCAAATCCCTTCCCCAAGACTGTGAGATCTGCCGGATCATGACCTACCGGACAGTAGATTTGAAGGATGTCCCAAAGCAGCAAAAACAGTTCTACCGGGAAATGAAATCACGCTACTCTCTTGGGACTGGAAACACAGGCTATAAGACAGAACAGGACATGAAAGATTATGTCAAACGAAGATACGAAGAAGCGCAAGCCAGTTTGTCCGTACTGCGGAGTAGTGGACAGTCGGGTGATGCTGGGTCCGAAAGCACGAGCAAATGACTTATGGTTAAAGTGCAAGATCTGCAAAAAAATATTTGAGCTGAAAGTGCCGTAGTGCCATAGCCACAGGAGGTGGCATGATTGGCGAACGATGGCACTGTAAAAATCGGAACAGATATCGACGAAAGCGGTTTTAAGTCTGGCTTATCCAAGTTGGGTGGCGTTGCCAAGACGGCGCTGAAAGGAACTGTAGCGGCCATTGGAGGAGTAGCAACCGCCGCAACTGGAGCGGTGACCGGACTCCTAGCCCTGGAATCTGCTACCGAAGAATACCGAGTCGCCCAAGGTAAATTGAATACCGCCTTTGAGGCGGCGGGATATGGACCTGAAACAGCCTCCAAAGCTTACGGCGACTTTTACAAAATACTTGGCGATACCGATACGGCTACCGAGGCATCCCAGCTCTTGGCAAAACTGGCGGAGAATGAGGAGGACGTATCCACATGGACCGATATCGCCGCTGGTGTATTCGGTACCTTTGGCGACTCCCTTCCAATCGAAGGGCTGATTGAAAGCGCAAACGAGACGGCGAAGGTCGGTCAGGTAACCGGCACCTTGGCGGACGCCTTGAACTGGTCCGGTATATCTGAGGACAAGTTCAACGAAAAGCTGGCCAAATGTACCTCTGAGAGTGAGCGCAACCAGCTCATCATGAGTACCCTGTCCAGGACATATGACCAAGCGAGTGCGGCATTTTATCGAAACAACGAAGCGCTGATTCAGGCGAGAGAAAATCAGATCCTTCTCGATGATACGTTATCTCAACTGGGAGAAACCGTATCAAAAGTAAAAAATAATCTCCTATCTGAATTTCTCCCTTCAATCGCAAGTGTCGTTACGGCGTTCAATGACCTGGTCAATGGTGTAGATGGAGCGGATGAGGCGCTTTCTGCGGCCATCGGCGATATGGTCACGGCGCTGGTGGAGAAGCTCCCGGATTTTCTTTCCTTTGGCGTGGATGTTCTCCAAGCTATTTTGCAGGGGATCATCGATAATCTGCCGACCCTGCTGGACGGACTGGCACAGGTGGTCGAAGAAATATTCGTTGCTCTTGTAGAACTGGCTCCCTCCTTGTTGGATGCCGGGATTGAACTTCTCAAATACATAGCGGATGGAATCAAAAATGGCATTCCGTCCCTTGTAGAGAAGCTGCCAGAAATAATATCGTCAATTTCAGAATATTTTACCGAAAATTTGCCCTCCATTCTGGATACAGGGGCCGACATTCTTATAAGCCTGATAGATGGGATTGTTTCTGCAATTCCAATTTTGATGGAAAATCTCCCGCAGATACTTACATCCATTATTGATTTTATCGTAGAGAATCTTCCTGAAATAATTGGAACCGGCGTCGAAATTCTTACTGCTCTAGTTTACGGCATCATAAGTGCGATTCCAAGCATTGTGCTTGCGCTTCCTGATGTAGTTAAAGCTATTTTGGATGGGTTTGCCCAGTTGCCACAAATGCTGTTTGACATTGGAGCCAATATCATTCAGGGCCTGATAGATGGATTCTTGTCCATGGTCGGGAATGTGGTAGACGCCATAGGTTCTGTCATAGATGCGATTTTTGGAACCGCCGAGAAAGAAGCAGAGGTACATTCTCCGTCTAAGCGAGGGGAGCGCCTGGGCAAGAATATTGACCAAGGGATAGCGAACGGGCTGGAGGGAAACGCAGCCTCTGTCAAATCTGCTGTATCCAGACTAGATGTACTTAGCGAGTTAGAGTGCGCTATGCCTAATATTGAGCGGCGTGTTACCTTGGTTAACGACGGAATGGTCCCAGGTTCGGTGGCGGCTACGACCGTCCGAGAAACTGCTGATACAAACAAGAGCGGTGAGGTTTATGGGAACAGTTCACAACGAGTCAAACTGGACATTGGCTTCTATCCGAGAGAGGCGTCAATGTTTTTGCGGCCTTATCTAAGGGACGAGGACCGTAGAAGCGGTACAGACTTGGTGGAGTGAGGTGGCTATGGATAATATTTTCACCATAGACGGGGTTGGATACAACATAGGCGTAGAATCTATTGCCCGTAAAGCCAGACTCTCAGATGGGCCAAACGCAGACAACGCTCTTTCCGGTTATCACTGGAGGGACCTCCAAGGGACTTTTTTTGACTACACATTCCAACTTTCTGCTGATGGGATGAACCGTGATGACTATGACTCTCTTTATGAGGTACTGACATCCCCGGTGGATAGTCACACTGTTGTGGTGCCATACGGGCAAACCACACTATCTTATGAGGCCTATATAGAGGTCGTTGAGGATACGGTGGAATATATGGATGATGGAACCTGTTGGGGTAGCTTGACTGTCACATTTTACGCCAGGGAGCCAAAGAAGGTGCCGGCATGAATCAGCTTGTTTATAACGGAAAGACATTTTACCAAAAGGATATCTTTTCGGGGAATGTGCATATCGCTATGTCTCTTCGCTCGTCCTCTCTGGAGGTCAATACACTATCCGCTGAGGCCCGTGACCCGGATGGAGTGTTTATTGGATTCGCTCGAAATACACCCTTAAAATGGATCTACAATGGCGCCCAGCGAGGGATATTTTACCTTCAAGAAGTAGAGCGAGTTGGTTCTAGCAGATATAGTCTTTACGCTACATCCGCCATTGGTATTTTAACTGAGGGACAACATTATGGAGGAATATACACCGGGCAAACAGCGCAGGAAGTTATTGCCAGCATCTGTGGTACAGTCCCTTTTTCAATCCAAAACAAATACGCAGACGTTAAGCTATATGGTTGGTTGCCTGTTGCTACACAGCGGGACAACTTGGTCCAAGTCCTGATAGCGATTGGAGCATGGATCAAAACGGATTTGGACGGCGTTTTACGCATTGAAAGCCTGTGGGATGGCATCTCTGGAAATATCAATGAGGATTATATGCTGGTGGGAGCGAAAGCCCCGGAAATAGCAAAAATAACCCAGGTGGTAGTCACAGAGCACCAATATGTGGAGGGCGGAGAGGAAACCAAGCTGTTTGAAGGAACTGCCCAGCAAGGGGATATTATCACATTTAATAGCCCGATGTATGAGTTAGTTGCTGATGGCTTCTCTATCTTGGAGAGCGGGGCCAACTACGCAAAGGTTTCTGGCGGCTCTGGCACGCTGAAAGGGAGGGCGTATATCCATAATACCAGAGAGGTGGTAAGGGATGTATCTGAGGCGGCAGAGCCTAACATTAAAACGGTGAAGGACGCAACACTGGTTAGTCTGGTAAATTCAACGGCGGTAGCGGAGCGGCTGGCTAATTATTTCCAATGGACCGAAACAATACAGGCTCCTATTGTATACCAAGGAGAGGTGCCGGGTAACCGTGTTGCGACATGGCATCCTTATGACAAAACGGGAGTCACCGCCTGTCTGGAATCCGCTGACATCAACCTGTCCAACACGTTGAAAGCGGATGAAACGTTGCTGGTTGGATTTGTGCCGCCGAAATTCGAGCAGGTAGTAACATATGATGAGCATGAAGTGCTGACAGGCTCTGGAACCTGGACAGTCCCGGAGGGCGTTACACAGGTAGTAGTGGTCTTGATTGGAGGCGGCGGAGCCGGTGGGAATGGAGATGATGGTACAGGCGATTTTTATGGTGGATTGGGCGAAGACAAATATGACAACCAAACTATTTCTATTTATACATCTGATTCCGCTGGACAAACAAAAACCGGAACCGCTTCCATCTCATCAAGCGGACATACAACAGAAGCGGGCGTTGGAGGTGCAGGCGGAAAAGCTGGGGAACCCGGAAAGGTCTATCAAAAGACAATCAATGTTTCAGCGGGAGACACTATCTCTTATATTTGTGGCTCTGGCGGACAGACCAACGGAGCTAGTGGAGAAGATACCGTTTTTGGAGAAGAGTCTTCCGCATCTGGATCGGCGGAGTCTGCTGGGTATACAGATATCGTAACAGGAATAACTTACGCAAAATCTGGAATTCCTGGTTCTGCCGGGGCTGACGGAGGAACTGCTGGAAATAATGGCGGTGACGCTGGAGAGGTAGCTGGCGGTACTGGGAGGCCTTCTTACAGTAACCAAAAGAATGGAAGTGACGGCGGATCGTATGCGAACTACACATCGACTTATTCCGTAAACGCCTCTGTTTCTTCGTCCGGTTCAGGCGGAGGTGGCGCTGGAGGTTCTTCTGGCTCAAACAATGGAAGCGCTGGGTCTTCTTCAACCGCACCGAGTTTTGGCTTTTCGTCCAAAATTGCTGAAGGAACTTTCAGGTCGTCAAAACCTGGAGCGGGCGGGAAAGGCGCTGACGGAGCATCCGCCGTATTGTATGGATGCGGCGGCGACGGAGGCGGCGGTGGCGGCGGCGGAGGGGCCGCTGGAAAATATAACCTTACGGTCCGAAATAATGCATCTATCAAAATAACATCTACTCCGTCCAGTACAATAAGAATAAGATTTTCAGCGCACGTTAAAACCTACGACAACTCTTCTGGTAGTGGCGGTGCTGGAGGCGCCGGAGGAGCTGGTGGGGACGGATGCATCATCCTCTACTATGGCGCACAGAAAAATATTGAATCAGGCCCCGTGATGGACCGCACTGGCCGCTTTATTCTGGACAAGCTGGGCCGAAGAATCGTCGTGTGAGGTGAGATACCATGACAATAGAAGAGAGGCTATCCGCCCTGGAACAGAGGATTTTTACCATGGAGTTACAGGCGCTTGCAGAGGAAACACCCACGAGCTACTACACCAGCAAATACAGTGGGGAAGAGATAGACGCACTTCTGGATAAGGTGGCCGCTATGACACAGGAGGTGGGCGTATGATTTACATGACCGATTGGAATATCTGTACGCCCCCCGGTTTTTCCCTTGGATTTGAGGGTGATAATGAGGTCACGTCTCTGGAAATATCCACTGACCTGCCGGAAGGGTGGGACTTAAAGGTTGATGTGGAGAAGGATGGGCAGAAGAACATCATCCAGCTTTCCCGTGATGGGGAAGTGTACAGCGCTCTGCTTACCGCCTCCATGCTGGCGGATGACGGTACATACGCCATGCAGGTTCGGGGCACTCTGGGCGACCAGGTGCGGCACAGCAACCTGTTTTATGCCACGGTGTTTAATAGCATCAATGCGGTAGACGCATTCCCACCGCCCCTGCCCTCCGAGTTTGAGCAGATGGAGGACCGTCTGACAGACATTAACAATAATCCGCCAAAACCCGGCACAAACGGGACATGGCTCATTTTTAACCCGGATTCCGGGGAATATGAGGAATCAGATATACCATTACCAGAGGGCGGCGGTGGTGGCTATAGGATCGGCCACGGCCTACTGCTGGACAGAGAAACGAATACACTCTCTGTAAATGCGGTGAGCGACTTCGAGGGGGATAACACCCTTCCCATTACTGCGGCGGCGGTGCAGGATACTGTTGGAAATATCGAGATCCTTTTAGGGACGATTTGAAAGGTGGTAAAAATGAGCGTAGCAACTGAAATCAGCCGCATCCAAACCGCACGAAATACGATCCGTGCGAAAGCGGTAGAGCTTGGTATTGGCACGATCGTTGACACATTGGACAAGCTGGCGACAGAGATCGAGGGTATTGAAAACCGGGGCGCTGTATCTGCTGAGGTCCAAGAGGGCGATACATACACCATCCCAAAGGGCTACCATAACGGCAGCGGCACGGTATCCGGTGTGGCTGGCGGTGGAAACTACAAGCTGCAAAGCAAGAACGTGACTCCTACCAAATCCCAGCAGAACGTAACACCAGATTCCGGTTATTACGGACTGTCTGACGTGACGGTAGCTCCGATTCCCGATAGTTACCAGGATGTGTCTGCTGTGACCACCACTGTGGCTGACGTGCTGACTGGAAAGGTATTTGTAGATAAGACGGGTAAGGTTTCTACCGGCACCATGCCAAACAATGGGGCCACAAATAAAACCCTTACAGCGGAGGAACCATCATACACCATCCCAAAGGGGTACCATGCTGGTACTGGTAAGGTGCAGATTGTCCCAGAGACGAAAACCGTCACGCCTACAAAGTCCGAGCAGACTGTGGAGGCAACAGAGGGCAAGGTGCTTTCCTCTGTCACCGTAGGGGCTATCCCAGAGGAGTTTGTAGACACAACAGACGCCACCGCAGAGGCTGGACAAATCCTCAATGGAGAAACTGCGTATGTTGGCGGCAGCAAGGTCACAGGTACGATGCCAGATAATGGGGCAGTTACCCAAACGCTGACCGTTGCGGCTCCATCCTATACGATTCCGGTCGGGCACCATGACGGAGCTGGAACAGTATCTATCACGCTGGAGGAAAAGACCGCAACCCCCAGCAAGTCCGCCCAGACGATTGCGCCAACCACAGGAAAGGTGCTGTCTAAGGTCACCGTTGGAGCCATTCCAGCCGCATATCAGGACGTAAGCGGAGTAACGGCTACTGCGGCTGATGTGCTGACTGGTAAGAAGATCGTAGATGCGAAAGGCGCATTGGTATCCGGCTCCATGGCGAATAACGGCGCTGTTTCCGGCGCCATCGATGGCCTGACCACGACCTCCTATTCTGTGCCTGCCGGGTACACCTCCGGGGGCAGCGTGAGCTTGACCAGTGACATTGAGGAAGCCCTTGCGGCCATCTGAGGAGGTGCGGCATGAGCGTACAGAGCGAAATTGACCGCATCAGGAAGAATGTGAATGACACGCTGAAAACTATTAGTGATACCGGCGTGACGGTTGGGGCCGGTAGTGATTCCCTTCCCGCTGCGGCCGCTGCCCTGGCGAATAAGAAGCAGGATAAACTCACCGGCACCCAGGGCCAGGTGGTTGGCTTTGACAGCGGGGGTAACGCCGTGCCACAGGATGCACCACAATCTGGCATGACCCAGGAACAGGCCGACCAGAGGTATCTCCAGTTGAGCGGGGGGACTATGACTGGGGAGTTGGTGCTGGAGGTAGTTGAGTCCCCTGATCCGGTAGACGGAGGCACAGATCCCAGAGTGCAGTTAGCTGTGAATGGAGATTTTGTGGGCCTTGAGAAGTTACCGCTGATCGGGATTTCTAGTAATCATGATACGGCATATATGTTTGCCAATCCAGGAGAGATTGATGCTTTCACAAGTCCGGGCTCTGGCATTGTTCAAAAAGTAGACTGTGGGGGCGTGTTTTTCTATAACGTAGGGGGCGCAAAAAAAACCGGCTTTGCGGAAAATGATGCTTATCTGCCTACGATGGATGATGTAAAGGAGGAACTCCGCAATGCTAGACCAAAATCCACCCTGGTCACCCTCCCCCTCTCCGCCTGGTCCAACAACACCCAGACTGTTACAGTTCCGGGCGTACTTGCGGATGAGAGTAAACAGTTGATTCAGCCAATGCCGACGATTGCGGACCAAGCGGTGTATTCTGCCGCTGGGATATCCTGCACGGGACAGGCGGCCAACAAATTGACATTCAAGGCGCAGACGGTCCCGACAGAAGATGTACAGGTTTATGTGGTAATCCAGGAGGTAGGGACATGATTTTTAGTTGTCCTGCCAAGCCGTTTCCTCCTCCTCCTAAAATCTACGGTGTAGAATGGGACTGGACCAGCAACGGCTCCACCAAGGGCAAACGTACTGATGGTTCCGCACAGTTTGCCGAGCCCTCCCCCGCCGCTAACAACGGCTCCGGCTCTTCCCCATTTGACAACCTGTACCCGTGGAAGGACATGACCAAAACGACCCGGACCGGGGGCGTGATGGTGAAAGAGCCCAAATACTGGTACAAGTGGACCAAGACGGGGAAGAAGCTGAAGCTGCAAATTGCGGACGGCCCGGTGGAGGGGTTCCATGTGGACCCGGTGAACATGGACCGGGCGACGGCCTTGGCGAACTGGATTACTCCTATATCGGACGTTACCACTGCGCCAGCGGCACCTATAAGTCGGAGACCAATAAGGCGCAGCAGGTGGATATTACCCGGAGCACGGCCCGGACTCGCACCCATAACCTGGGGACGAACATCTGGCAGATGGACTTTGCCCAGATGTGGTATGTGAACATGCTGTTCCTGGTGGAGTTTGCGGACTGGAATGGCGAGCGCATCGGCCGGGGCTGTTCGGCCAGCGGCTCCAAGGAGAACAACGGCAAGACGGACACCATGCAGTACCACACGGGAACCACGGCGGCCAGCCGGGATTCCTACGGATTCTGCCAGTACCGGAACATCGAGGGCTGGTGGGACAACGTGTACGACTGGATGGACGGGTGCTATTACAACAGCAGCGGCCTGAACGTCATCAAGAATCCCAATCAGTTCAGCGACAGCGCCAACGGGGTTCTGGTGGGCAGGCCGACCAGCGGCTACCCCAGCGATTTCGCCATCCCGACTCAAAGCAATCTGGAGTGGGCGCTTTACCCCACCGAATCTTCTGGCAGTACGACTACCTATGTCCCGGATGGCTGGAATTTCAACGGTGGTAGCCCGTGCCTGTACCATGGCAGTGACTATTACCACCACCAGAATTACGGGCCTTTCTATGTGAACGGTTACAGTAGGTCGTACTCTGACTTCACCATCGGCTGTCGCCTCCAGGAGCGCCCGCCGAAAACTTAGAAAATCACCATACTCCAATAATAGAAGGTTTACGCATTATGTATAACTTTATTGCATTAAAGCGTCGGGACAACATATACCCCAAAAATTGTTTGATTTGATGAAAGGCAGTGCGGCATGATACTGAATCCAGTGGTGCAGGGCGGTGGAGAAACTGCTACAGTTACTATAAAAAGCCATGATACAATATCAAGCCCTGATTATGGTCTACATTATATTACTTCGGACGGAACAAAAGGCTATGCCCCACTTAACTCTACAGAATTTACTATATCAGTATCTAAAAACTCTTTTATCCTTCCACTAATGATAGGAGATGTAAGACAAGACGCATTAAGCGGAGCGTTAGAAGTGGTTGCAAATTCGGAGGTATACACTCGGAGTGGCCATACGACCAATTTGGTATATGTATCTGGAGACGGGGTGATTACAGTATGATAATGAATCCGGTGATACAAGGTGGGGGCGGCGGTGCAAATCTCGTGACTGCAACACTGGATTTTGAGCCGAAAAATGGTGTAACATACACGTTTCTGGATGAAAATGGAACGCCTAAGCAAATCGATGGGACGGGAGTCTATTCCATGCAGGCGGGGATTTTGGTTGCCGAATTTGATGTGTCACGCTCTTCGCCCTTTTTCTCTGGTGACATTTCTCAAATTAAAATTATTGGCCAAGTTGGAGCCGCTTATCATGTGACTGGAGATTTCAGGATTTATTAACCAATAGTTTAAGATGGAAAGGCGGTGTGCCATGCCACCGGATTGCAATGATTGTCCCATGGAATCCCGTATCGCTAACCTAGAACGGCGAGTAGAAAAGAACGAACAGAAATCCTCTGAGACGCACAAAGAATTTTATAATCGGGTCCGGGCCTTGGAGATCGCCCGTGCAGAGCAGGGCCAGCAGTACACAACGATACTCGAAAAGCTGGAGGACCTGACGGGTAAAGTGAGCGCACTGTCCAAGGGATTGTCAGACATTCAGGCAGAGCCTGGACGAACCTGGAAAGATCTGAAAGGCAAAATAAGTTGGGCCGTAATTGCGGCGGTTATTACAGCGGTTATGGCCTTTCTGTTAGACAAGATAGGTCTTTGAGAGGGGGTGAAAATATGGATTTTGGCATTGCGAGTGTGGCGGCCATTACCGTCATCTGTTATCTGGTGGGACTAATTGTCAAATCGTCCGGCCTGGATAACAAGTACATCCCGGCTATCGTGGGCCTGTGTGGCGGTGTTCTTGGCGTGGCGGCGCTGTATACCGGCCTCCAGGATTTCCCGGCCACGGACCCGCTGACCGCCGTTGCCGTTGGTATCGTGAGCGGTCTGGCGGCAACTGGTGTCAACCAGGCCATCAAGCAGTTGAAGGAATAACAACATATTTTTGACTACAAAGGAGATTGAACTATGAACACCGAAATGCTCTATGAACTGTACGAAATCACTGAGAAGAACGACGCCCCCGATTTGGCTACCGTAGGCATGCCCATGCTCCTGAAGAAGCACCCTGAGATTACCCACGAGGAGGCCAAGGAGATGCGTGAGTTTACTGGCCGCCACGGCCAGGAGCTGGCCGCCGCCTTCCCTGACAAGGAGGCATTTGCCGCCGCCGTGGCTGCTGGCGTGGTGGAGGATGAGGCCGCCAAAGAGGAAGCGGAAAGAGAATAATAAAAAAGCACCCAATCAGGGTGCCTTTAGCTCCATATTTAGCTGTTGAATAATCAGGGCGGTCTCTAACATCCCAGTCATTTTCTCCTCACTGTCCGGCATGGAGGAAAAGTTCTCCCTGGCATTTGTCAGGATTCTGAGGGCCATTTCCCGGTCTTCGTTTGTGGCGTTGCCGGACTCGAACTTGTCTGCTAGTGCAGAAAATTCCTGGTTTGTGTCCACTGATAGGCTGAAAGCAGTTTCTGCCTGCCTCAAAAAGTGGCAAAGCAATTTGTAATCATGCATTTTATCACTCCCTTATCCGCATATTACAGCACACGCCCTGATATGTCAATGGAGGAAGACCATGAGATTACGAAAACAGTATTTGACCAAGAACGACTGTTACAGGGCCGGGAGGACCATCCGGCCACAGGGGGTAATGGTACACTCGACTGGGGCTAATAACCCCTCTGTGGCCCGCTATGTGCCCGGAGATGATGTAATTGGTCGGAATCAGTACGGGAATGATTGGGACAGGCCCGGACTGGAAAAGTGCGCCCACGCCTTTGTAGGCAGATTTGCCGACGGATTGGTGGGGACAGTGCAGACCCTTCCATGGAATCGCCGTGGCTGGCACTGTGGCCGAGGGAAGAACGGCAGTGCAAATGATACCCACATTTCCTTTGAGATCTGCGAGGACGGCCTGGAGGATGCCAGCTATTTTAAGGCGGTGTACCAGGAGGCCGTGGAGCTGACCGCCTCTCTCTGCAAAGAGTATAACCTGGACCCGTTGGCTGACGGAGTGGTAATCTGCCATCAGGAGGGCTACCGCAGAGGGATCGCCAGTAACCACGGGGATGTCCTTCACTGGTTCCCTAAATTCGGCAAGACCATGGATGATTTCCGGGCGGATGTGGCCCGATGGATGGAAGGAGAGGATGAGACTGTGACCTACGAGCAGTGGAAGGAGTACATGGACCGCTATCTGGCCGAGCGAGCGGAGCTACCGGCCAGTATGCCGAAGCTGTTTGCAGAGGCCAACGAGCTTGGCCTGACAGATGGGACCCGACCTATGGCATTTGTCACTCGTGAGGAGAGTGCCGTTATGGCACGAGCGGCGGCGTTGAAGTAAGGAAAGGACGTGGAGCATGAGCGCAAGAGTAAAGCTACCTGACCCGCTTGACAAGCTCTTGCGCTCAGAGTTAGAGAAGGCTATATATGAAGCGGCACTTGACCAGGATGATGACCTGATAGCCCAACGGTATATTGTGGAGAAGAAACCACAGATTGATATTGCTGCTGAGTTGGGCTGGGAAAGGTCCACAGTGTCCAGACACATCCCGTACATACTGGATGAAGTGGAACGGGCGGCAAGTAGAATAACAAAATTAAAAGGAGTCGGGGGTTAATCCGGCTCCTTTTGTTTATTTAAATCAATAGGAGGCACCCCCATTGATTCGGTAATATTTTTTATGGCATCATATACTTTAGCCCTTGCGATAGGATAACATTCACGCTCTAGCACACCGTCCAAGTTTTCAGGCATCTCTTCAAAGGTGAAAATCGTTTGAGACAATAGTGATACTTTGAAATCAGGTGCGTCATCTGATGTAATATTGGTATTTATTTCTAATAACGCAGTCTGATTGGATATATCGTTTGGCCTCCTGCAAAATAGTTTATCTTCTACTTTTAATGTTATTCCATCTTTGCCTATCTGATGGGCAACATTATTAAAAATATCAATCATACACTCAATTTTCAGGATACGAAACTTTGTAATTTTATAGTTCTGTGGCATGTTTTAAGGACCTCCTCACTACCGAATTTTTGAAAACTTGAAATATTTTCATTATTATATAATTGAAATGGAAAATCGGTTATTATTGTTATAGGCCCTTTTACATTAAAGCCTGACAATTCGTGCTCAATAGATTGCTGAATAAATTGATTTAAAGAGATGCCCAGAGCTTCTGCTTCAATTGTGGCTCTTTTGTGTAGTTCTGATGGAATGCGGACATTAAATGTTCCTTTGTATTCTCGATCAGGTTCTTTTCCGATTTCTTGACACAATTCAAGATAATCATCGATACTTTCATGAAAGGTTTGTTTGAGCTCTTCCACCGTGTTTCCGTCAAAGACGATTGTATCGTTAATTCCTAAAATTCTTCCAACAAATGTTTCATCCTCTGCTGAAAAGTCAAATTTTGCATGGTATCCTCTATATTCCATTACCCGGTTCATTCCGACACCTCCATGAGTCTGAATTTTTATATTTCAGAAACGTCTTTTAGAAAATCTAATACATCATCAATCATATAACGCTTTAGCTCTTTTTTGGGATGCGGGGTATGGAATCTAAGAATCTGGTTTGTTTGAATATGAATGTATGCTATTGCTGATCCGCTTGTCTTTCCACGATTACTTTTCCTGCAACCGCATTTGCTCATCAAAGAATCTAGTTCTGAAATTGTAAAGTCTTTTGGCTTAGATTTTAAGCGTGCTATTAAATCATCTTTTTGTGACATCCAATTAAGCACCATCCCCTGCAACTAAATAATAGTTGCAACTGCATTCTACCTTTTTTCCGATTGGATGTCAATAGAAAGATCCCCGCTTATGTTTCACTGATATATTAGCCAACGCATCCTCTTTTATTCAGGTTATAATAGATATTGACGTTATTCACACAACTTACACATAACTACCGCACAACTCCCGCATGAATGCCACCCATGCGGGGAATTTTTATGCGACAATATAGACATGGAGGACGTGGGGAACAAGGGCTGTACACGTCGCAGTCCTCCTCACGGCCCTCCTTATTTTTATACAAAGGACGTGTGATATATGACCCCGGTAGAGAGATTGATTGCCGCTGGCATCCGGCCTGATTGCGCCAGGGAAACCATTATGTGGTTTCGGGCACAGGGGGATGATTATGGTTTGGAAAAGTATCTGAATGAGGTGGAAGCAAGGAAGGGGGTTCCAGCTAATGGCCGGATTTCCTAATTATACATACCCCGCTTACGGCGGCTACAACCCTGTAACTCCGTTTGCGCCCGCTCCACAGGTCTACCAACCTATGCAGCAGCCCGTTCCACAGCCTGTACAGTCCGCCCAGACAGTTGGGAGTACAAACACACAGCCCAACTTTTTCTGCCGTCCTGTGGCCTCCAAAGAGGAAGCTCTGGGTGTCCCGGTGGACTTTATGGGTGCCCCCATGTTTTTCCCGGACCTTGCTCATAATGTGGTCTACATGAAGCGATTTAACACCAACAGTGGGTCGGCTGATGTGTTTGAGTTTAAGCTCGACGCGCCTAGAGAGAAACAGGAACAGGTCCCCACTCAGGTAACGGCCTTTGCACCGCTGGATGAGTTTATAGACATGAAGGACACAGTACAAAATTTAAAGGACGAGGTTGATAGGTTGAAAAAACCTACTGGAAAGGCAGTGAAAAAGAATGATGCCTCCAATGATGAATAATCCAATGATGGCAATGATCCAGATGGCACGGAACGGCGGAAATCCCATGCAAATGCTCCAACAGATGGCTGGGCAGAATCCACAGGCCGCCCAAGCTATGCGGCTGATCCAGGGAAAGAAGCCGCAGCAGCTCCGCCAGATTGCGGAAAACATGGCAAAAGAGCGTGGCGTTGATCTGAATCAGATGGCCCATCAAATGGGCATTACATTGCCTAAGTAAATAAAGCACTTTATCAGTTTTCGGGTCTTGATAAAAACCGCTCTTTGGAAACATCCGGGGAGCGTACGGCCCCGATGTAATAACTGATAAAGGAGTATATACAATGGACAACGATTTTGCGACTGGCTATGCGCTGGGCAGCGATTCCAACGGCGGAAACTGTAACAATGGCGGCTTTTGGGGCGGTGACGGCTGGTGGGCTATCATCATCTTCGCCATGATCTTTGGCTGGGGCCGCGGCGGTTTCGGCGGCTTCGGCGGTGGCGGTGCCAGCACTGATCCTGGTCTCCAGGGCCTTGCTACCCGTGCCGATGTAAACGAGGCCATTGCCTTCAACGGTGTGGAGCGCGGTATCTCTGCTATCCAGCAGGGCATCTGCGATAGCACCTATGCCCTAAACAACAGCATCACCAACGGCTTCAATAACACCAATGTTGCTCTGCTTCAGGGCTTCAACGGCATCCAGTCCCAGATGTGCAACATGGCCGCGCAGGCTCAGGATTGTTGCTGCCAGACCCAGCGGGCCATTGACGGTGTGAATTACAACATGGCCACCAACACCTGCGCCATTCAGAACACTATCCAGGGCAGCACCCGCGATATTTTGGAAAACAACAATTCCAACACCCGTGCCATTCTGGATTTCCTGACTCAGAGCAAGATTGATTCCCTCCAGGCTGAGAATCAGTCCCTCAAGCTGGCTGCGTCTCAGGCTAACCAGAACAGCTATCTGACCGCCACTCTGGACGCTCAGACCTCTGAACTGATCCGGCGCATCAATCCCATGCCCGTGCCAGCCTATCAGGTGCCCGCCCCCTATCCCTACTGCGGGGCCTATAACAGCGGCTGCGGCTGTGGCTGCTAAACTGGTCGATTTCGACCCCTTTAAATTTCCGGCTCTGCCGTGACTATTTCGGGGCGGTGGGCAACAGTCTGCCGCCCCTGATTTTTGGAGGTAAAATATATGTCTTGCAAACCTGTATGTAAGCTCTGTGACCGGCTTGTGCTCTCACAGGCGGTCACCTTTACTGGTGGGAATTTGGAGATCAACCTGCCTGCTGGTTCCTACAATAACGGAGAGAAGTATTGTATCGTTGTGGCCCAGGCGATCCCTGAAACTACCACTATCAATGCTCCGGTATATATCACCATCGGGACCGGGACAACGCTCTACCCGCTGACCAAGCGTAGCTGTGCTCAGGTAACCGCCTGTAGTATTCGCACCCGTACCCGCTACTCCGTCTGTGTAGTTACTACCCCCACCGGCGGCTCGTTCCGTATGCTGGGTCAGCCTTGCTGCTCCCCCAGCAACAACCTTTCCAGCATTGACGGTGGGACCGCCGCTGCCCCTGCGACATAAAGGAGGGATACAGTATGAAACGATCTACTAAAATGCTTCTGATGAACCAGGGGAAAGAAAAAGGCCGCCATTTCGGGTTTGAGTATGATGATTGGCGGGCTAAAGACCGATATCCGTATCCTTACCGGGTGGAGGACCGCTTCCGTGACCGCACTGGCCGTGAGCACTACGACAATGGGCGGTATGCCCCAAGCTCCGCAATGATGGAACCGGAGGACATAGGATACCGCAGATATTCAGACGGACGGTTTGCGCCCAGGTCGGATATGTATGGGCCTGATATGGGGCGCTATCTTCCATACCATGACCAACACATGGGCCATTTTGACGAGAACCAGCTAGGTGGTGGAAAAGGTGGTGGAAATTTTTATCTTCCACCGCTGGCTTTGGTAAG